GCGCCTCTTCCTTTATTGCATCGACCGTGCGGAACAGTTCGTCGATGCTGCTCGTCTGCGATAGCGCGTGCTGCTTCGCTGCTTCGAGCCTGTCTTCTACATCCTTGCACCATTTCGTTGTCACGTCCGCGTTAGCAAAGTCTTCGTCGGTTTCGAGGTCGGTCTTGATGCTGTTGAAAACCTCGATGGCGCGTGCTTTGAACTCGGCGAGGTTTGACGCGGTAACAGCGCCAGAAACTTCAATGCGCAGGGCCGGTAGCGCGTCTGGTGTGCGGCCTGCGACCTCGGGCTTGTCTTCAACGTGCCGATAGGCTTCCAAGTCCTTTTCAAACTGCGCCCAGCCGTCGGCGATGCGCTGGCGAAGGGCAGGGTCTGGCTCATACCACAAGGCGACACGTTCGACTAGACGGTCGTTCTCGTCCCATCTGGTCGCCATGAACAAGCATTTCTTCGCATCAGAAACCATAAGTTGCTGTTCCATCTGTATCCGGTAATGCAAGGGCAGGATGTCAGCGGACTGACATGCCCGGATTGTGTCGTTCATGGTCTTATGCTCGAAGCAAATATCTTCCAGCATGGTAAGTCCGTCGAAGCTGGCGGCCAGCTTACCTTTTGAGCCGACGACCGGGTAAAGCTCGGCTTCGATGATGTTTTCTGCCAGCGGGCGAGCCAGCGCTTCAAAGCGGTGCCCGTCATCAAAGCGGCGCTGGGTCGCGTCATCGACTTCGGCGCTTACGCCGGTAGCCTTTTCGCGCAGCAGTTCGTTCCGGGTCTTGTATGGAGACTCCCCCATCATGGCAGGCGCATCGCTGGCGGTGAAATGGGAGGCGCGGAATGCGTGCCATTCGGCGGTTCCTTGTTGGAGATCGTGGACTATCATTGCGCGGATTCCTGTTCCCATTGTTCGGCGGCCTCCATGTCAGCAACGAAAGGATCGACTTCTTGTTGCTTTTCCAGGGAGCGGATGCGGTCTGTAATTTCTTGGGTTAGGCGATAGCCGCTAGAGACCTTGGCGATGATCTTGTCCGCCGTCGTGCGGTCGGCATTGATGGCTTCCTGCCATGCTGGTAAATTCTTTGCCAGTTGCGCGTCTGTATAGACGGGCAGTTCCTTCGGATATTCCTTATTGTTCGGAATTACGCCGCCATCGAAAACCGCTGCCCCGTCGTCAAGGATTTTGCCTTCCATTTCATCCGCTGTTGGCTGTGACCCGATTTCCGGGAACGCTTTGCGCAGCGCCTGCCCCTCTGCGCATTTTGCAAGCTGCGCGTATGGCCGTTTTTTCCACATCGCGTTCGGGGCTTGGGAATCCTTGCCTGCGGTCGCGTAGTTTTCCTTCCATCGTTCCGTTGCTGCGAATTCTGCGATCAGTCCGTTCGCCAGCAGGCGCTTGACGACGACCCGGCACCATGCCGGATAGGTTATGGTAATGTCGCCGACTTTTTCAGTTACATCCGGCCCGAATTCGGGCTCAGAAATACCAGCGTATTCGCCAGACCTAGCGGCCTGCGTCCGGTAACTTCCGATGCCAGGCATGATTACGTCGCGCATCGTCTTGGCCTTGCTGTCCCACATCGGGACTATGTGGACGGGCTTCTGCATTGGATCAAGCCCGGAAGCCTTGCAATAGCCGATGACCATCTTTATTGACTCATCTTGCGCGCCCGGATAAAGAGAGTTGCGTAGGACATTCATAAGTTCCTGTTCAGACATCGCCAAAGCGTTCCTTACGACTGGTTCGTTCATTGCGTTCTCCATGAAATTTTCAAACCTGTTACCACAACGCCAATTCACAGATTGCTTGTGATCGGTTCACAGAACGTTACCGTTCTATCGTCGCCCACGATTGGGCGCTTGTTCAGACAGGCAACAAGCGCTTGCTCTGCTACGTCTGCGCGGTGCGTTGCTCGAGCCGCCGCGTCAGCGGTAGATGCGTGTTTATCTACCAGGGCGACAATCTCCAGCGCCGAGCAGAACAGCGCCACTAAAACAGCGCCGAGCAGCCAATCATCAAAATTTAATTTCATGCGAGCCTCCAATTTCTAAGCGCCATTTCCAATGCGCGCCCTGTGTTCTCGGCGTCGATCTCCTTGGTGTTTCGGTCGCGCTCCTTTGCGTGCCTTATAAGCGCCGCGCACTTAAACGAGCACGCGGTTCTTTTGGCATAACTCGGCCAACTCTCGCTAGGCCGCCGCTTTATCGTGTTCCCGCAATTCGGGCAGGAACGCAATTTATTTGTTTCTGGTTTCACCTTCTTCTCCTTGTGGTTGCCGGTGGCCTTGAAAGAGGAGTAGAACCAATTCACCGGCTGCCGGGTTTTAACCCACTGATCCGGCCTTGGGTTTATTCGCTTCCTTCGAAGGCCATCCAAAGGATGTGCTTCTTCCACCTAGCCCAGAACTCAATCGCCAGGTGGCTCATTCTTTTGATCTTCTTGTCATCAAATTCAAGCCATTCTTTTTTTGAATGAATCTGGCAACCTATTTTGGATTATCGAATGCCCTGAAAACAAAGGGATTAAGACCTTCAATTTATTCCCCTTGGCTTACGGTATGTTCAGCAGCCTCACGCATCCGGTTCAACATGAACCGCTTGCAAGCCGCACCGAGTGCGCATTCGTCGTCACCGTGAACCGTAAATGCGCGGTAAAACTCGACCAGATCGGCGGTAGGGTCGGAAATCCAATCCATGACGAAGGTTTCCGGCTTGGTGGCCTGAAACAGCGTCATTTGGAACGCGACAGCTTCGTCATGGATTGCGCCCTTGCGCTCAAGGTCATCCATGTGAGCGGAGCATTCTTCTGCAAGGTGCGGTGCTGCGAGGTTGAAAACTGCTGCTCTCATCATGATTCGCTCCTTCGGGTGCGTTGTTGATGTGTTCAGATTACCCGCGGGTAAACATCGTGTCAATACCCAAAGGTAAATATTTATGCGATTCGCGGAAAGAGAAGGACGCAGGCGGGTGATAGCGGAAGTTCTGGGCGAAAAAAACCCGCTCGATGGCGGGCTCTAAAGTCTGCGCTGGCGGGACGGCGCTATTTACTGATCCGGCACTGCTGGCGCTCTAGCCGGTCTTTGTCCTTGGCGTCGGCTACCGTCTGCCATTGCATGTTGCTCGGCGCATCTGGACCGCCAGCGCAAAGCGGGTTCACGTGGTCAATGATATAGCCAGGGCACCGGCCTCGTCGATATCCAGTAGACGGGCATGGACTCTCACGCTGGAACTCATGTTTTGCCGCTGTGCTGCGCGGGATTTTTGCTTCCGCCGCCCAGGATACGAAGAGCAGGGCGGCGAGCAGCAACGCACTTAATTTAGCCACTGACCAACACCGCCGTGATGCGAGCATGTTCCTCGATGGCTCTGGCTGAATGAATAGCTGCCGTCTCCACATTGAGCGGTCGCTCCATTTGGAATTGCGCCAGACTTAGAGTGAGATGGGGAGTGAACCGTGTTGCCGCTTTTGTTGGTGTAGCGATTATGTTCTTGCAGGTCGGACTCGTTCGGCTGTGACGTCTGGGTTATTGCTGTTTCTGTATTCTGCCGGGCCTGAACGGAAGGCTGGAATGCCAGTGCGGCGAACATTAACGCCCAGATAAATCGTTTTTTCATAAGTCAATCAATCCTTAGAATCAGGTTCAACGCCAAGAGCGTCAAATGCCATTTTCAGAGAAACCGCTTCCTGCATGGCAAGATTATCAATTTGTGTGTTCATAGACATCGCCTGGTCAACCTCTCCGCTCATGAGGCTAGAAAACTTTGAGGTGATCATAATCGAGCGTTTTTTGTGCAAATCTACTGCTTCTGTTATGTATCTCTGCGCATCTGGATTTGATAGCTTCGGAGGATTGATTTTTGGTGATTCATCAACGGCCGCCATAACACCAGACAACGAGGATTTGAATTCGCTATTCAGGTTTTCTATTTCTGATTTTGACGGATGTTTTTTTGCCATCATCTTCGTCATGATTCCACCAAACTTATTCTGTTCTTCGCCAATCTTGTTTTCGATGGTGTTCATTTGAGCAAAGGTGTTTTTTACCGCGGCAACGTCAATTTGGTTGCTGTTTTGCTGTTCGGTTTTTTGAGCGGCAGTATCGTCTCCACATCCATATGTCAGAGCTGATAAAGTGATTATTACCGCGAAAAACAAAGTCCGACTCATAACATCTCCCCTTTAAAAATCACTACGCCGCAGATCGTTGCGTTTCCGTCGATCTGGATTATTTGCTCTGGCCATGCCGGGTTCAGCGCCCTCAGATATTTTCGGTCGCCCTCGATCATCAGCTTTTTGAATGTTGCATCTTTGGCGTCATCCATCCGTACAACTACCAGTGAGCCATGTTCTGGTTGCCGGTCCGGATCCACAAAGATCAAATCACCATCAATGAATGATGGCCTTCCGTGCGGGTTGAACATCGACTCTCCACGCACTTTCAGCACAAATGTTCTATCACCGTGATTGACTGGGCACGGCATCCACTCTTCTGCATAGCCCGGTTCGAATATATCAACGGTTTCGCACCATGCGCCGGCCTGTACCCAAGAGATCAGAGGGACGTTGCCGCGAATATTTGGACCTGGAGAGGTATTTTCTTTTGATGATTCGCCAAGCCACCCGGGAAATGATCTCTCAATGGCCTCCATCATTTCATCTGCGATCCGTTTTTTTCCGGGCTTCCCTTCTGGGTAGAGCGTCCGCGTAACATAGGTCGCATCCTTGCCTATTCTCCGGGCTAACTCCGCAGCGTTTCCGCCGCATTTCTCATCTCTGATCTTTATTAGGCGCTGACGCCTGAACTCGTATTTATCCATACCTAATACTGGCATGGGTTTACCTATTGGTAAATGCTCTATAGGTATTGACATATCTTTTACCTGCGGGTAATCTAATTGCATGGACAAACTACTTGCTTATCTTAAAACCATCTCCAAAGACGACCAGGCATCTTTTGCGGGTCGTTGCGGAACGTCTGTTGGCTACATTCGGAAGGCGTGCAGCAGAAAGCAGCGAATCGGTGCAGAGCTTTGCGTTGCCATCGAACAAGCCACCGAAGGAGCTGTAACCCGCCGCGACCTTCGCCCCGACGACTGGTTCCTGATCTGGCCAGAACTGGCAGAACGACCAATCATCGGACACCCAACCGAGGTGACAGGCGGTGCAGCATGACGCGCCGCGAAAAATGCACCGAAGAAATCAAGCTGCACTTGGGCGAGAAGCTCAAGGCGGACCTGAAAGAGTTGGCCGCCGCAAAGGGCCACGATTCGTTAAGTCCGTTCATCCGTCAAATCCTCCGTGAGTTCGTGTATGGAAAGCTTAGTCCGCACCGCGACTTATTGGCAGGGACGGTTAGGGACGAATGAGGGCGCGAAAAATGACCGCAACAGGAGATTACTCCCATGAGTTACCTCGCCAGAAATACCGACCCGATCACCAGCCATCTTGCCGCCGCGCGCGTGCATGAGTTCGGCAAAAGCCATATCGACAAGATCGTCGCGTCTCTGATCTTGTGGGGCCCGATGACCGCCGACGAGATCGCGGAACGTTCAAGTCTCGACAAATACCAGATTTGCCGCCGCTTGCCAGAAGCAGAGAAGCAAAACCTTGTTCGCGCGACCGATGCCGTCAGAAAGACGGGCAGCGGTAGAGCGGCAAGAGTATGGGAGGTGGTGGCGTAATGAAAGCGAGACTCGAAAAACCGTTCAGAAAAGCCCTGAAACAGGCGCGTCGCGTGGCCGATTCAAACAACAACAAGCGCGAGGTTCACAAACTTTGCGCGATGCTCAAGGAGGCGATTCGTGGCTAATCAGTGGCTTCGACTGTGGCACGACATGCCAAACGATCCGAAGTGGAGAACGATAGCGCGTGTTTCGAAACAGCCTATTTCGGCAGTCATAGCTGTATACATCCATATTCTTGT